AAGATAATCTCCCTGATTGAACGCACCAAAGTCAAATATATCTTTAGCATCGGCTCTCCAGAGTCTTAACTTATTACACCCGTTTTTATATCCCACCTGAAGAACATCATAAGGAACACCCTCAACAATCTGAGAGGGAACCCAGCGACTTTTATATGCACCATCAGTGGCTGAAGTATAGTGTTCTACCTTTCCACCAAATCCAACTGTACGAGTGTCAGCAGGGTAGGCAAGTTCCCAAGGCCATCCACCATGCAACCAGTTATCGGTAACTTCATACTGTTGATTATCAGAAATGACCTGTTTAAAGATACCAAATTTATATCTAATACCATATCCAATAGCAGGCACTTCTAGAGTCGATAGAGACTCCATATAACATGCAGCAAGACGACCAAGACCACCATTACCCAGCCCAGGTTCCTCTGACTTCTCTAGAACCTCCTCAAGGGTAAGATCATACTGTTCCAATGCTTGTCTGGCTTCCTCTTGAATACCAAGGTTGACAAGATTATTTCCTAACTGTGGTCCAATCAAAAATTCTGCGGACAAGTACGCAACTTGTTTTGTATTCTCCGACTTATCCAACTGATTCAGATGAAGTTCCATCATCCGATCGCGTACAGCATAACAAAGTGCCATGTAAAAATCATATGCACTTGCAGTATCGACACGTTTTCCTAGAGTGTAGAAGATGTGTTGACTAATACTATCAAGTAGTTCGTTCTTTACTTTGGGCATAATAGTTTACGGTTAGTGTTAGTAATTATAATGGAGGCAACTCATAGGTGTACCATCCTGTTGCAATGTATTTCTTTTGTGTGTTAGATATTTGACTTTTATGTGTATGTGTCCAGAAGGCAGGCCATATTACAACCCGTCCTTCTTTAGCTTCAATAATACTATCTTGTTCCATGAACATTGTACCTCCATCAGGAACATTATTCAGATAGACCATCCATACCAGCATCCTATTGGTTCCTGATACATTCATTCCATAGTCGTCCCATCCACCTTGTTCAGAATGCCATCCCTTGAACCCTCCGCCTGGATGATACATCTGGACATTATATCCATTGTATAAACTCCACTTTTCGGCTCTTGCAACGCCAGGATGTAATTTTATGTACTCATCTGTAAGTTCTAAAAGTCTTTCTTTAATAATCATATCACAGGCATCTTCATCATTAAAATTCTTACACCAATCAGTAGAATCTTTATGTGACTTGTCTGCATCATAAGACCCCTGAGTAACGCCAGGGGTAAACTTATCATGATTAATATGAAATAATTTTATAAGTCTCTCACATTCTTTTTTAGTAAAGGCATTGTCTTTAATAAAAGTAAAGTGATCCATGTGTTGTCACTCGTTAATTCTTTCTTCAATTGCAAGTAATGTTTCGTATGGGATCCATGCAGGTTCTTCATCTTTGAATTGAACCTCCACTTCCTTTACATTTTTTTGTAGCCATTTTGAATACACAACACGAGTATTCTGTACAAAAGAAATAGGATTCATGTATCTATTTTTCATCTGGTTTTATCCTATCACTTATCGGACATTATGTCCACCAAACATGTAACGCATACCATTTAGAATTTTGTTTGCATATCTTCCTAACTTTCTCGAATTAAATCGTTCAAAGAGAGCAGCAGATATAACAGGAGTGGGAACACCGAGGTCCACAGCAGCATGAAGAGTCCAACGACCTTCACCACTATCGCTAACACCCCCGTCAAACTTGTTGAGATCGTCATGATCGTGGCGTAATACATCAGCGGTAAGGTCAAGTAACCAGCTACCAACAACAGAACCACGACGCCAAAGCTCAGCAACCTCAGTAGTATCAATGTCGTACTGATAATCTTCGGGGTGTTCCATGGGAGCGACCTCGGCATCGCCCTCCACCACATAACTTCTTCCTGCATTTGCCTCATGAAGTATGTTGAAACCTTCCGCATAAGCTTGCATAATTCCATACTCCACTCCATTGTGAACCATCTTTACAAAGTGTCCTGCACCTGCAGGTCCGCAATGTAACCACCCATACTCGGCAGATGTTGCTTTAGTATACTGATCTGTGCGATCGGCAGCCCCGATGCCTGGTGCGAGGGCCCTGAAAATGGGGGCACAGACAGATACTGCGACAGTTGAACCACCAACCATGAGACAGTATCCACGCTCCAAACCAAAGACACCACCACTAGTGCCACAATCAATAAATTGGATCCCCAAGTTCTCCAAAAACTTGGCTCTCCTCCTAGAGTCTTTAAAGTTGCTATTCCCATGGTCAATAATAATATCTCCACTGCTAAGTAATGGTAGTAACTCATTGATTGTCTCCTCTACGTTTTCTGCAGGGACAACTAACTGGAAAATACCAGGCACAGTGCCTCCCTTTTTGACTTCCTGTACTAACAATGGGATGTCGGTAGTAACACCATCGACATAACCTTTTTCATATGCTTCTTGAGCCTTCTCATAATTTCTACGATAGCCCCAGACTTCGATATTCTCCTTTTTCATACGGCGAGACATACCCTCGCCCATTCTTCCTAAACCGATGATACCTACTTTCATTTAAGCTCCTGGATAATCCCATTTTGTAATTTCCTGATGTCCCTTTGGTCCCCATTCACCAGAAAAATATGGGGAGGGTTTTGTGTCTATACGACATGTTTCTCCTTGACACAGAAGATCATCTACAATCCTCCAAGATTCTAAAACCTCTTCGGAATGAACAAAGTGAGATTGATCTCCATGGATGGCGTCATACAATAGTTTGACATAACCATCACTAGCGTTCTCTGTCGGATATTCATGCGACAGAACTGCGGTTTCTACCCTATCCTCAAGGCCAGGAGACTTAATATCAATACTGATATTGAGAGAAGGGTTTGGCTGGATACGAATATAGATCCTATCCTCATAAGAATGTCCTTGAAATAAGTGCAATGGTGGTTGCTTTAGTTTAACAACTACCTCAGCACATCGCAACGGCATCTTCTTACCTGTTAAGAAATAGAAAGGAACACCTTCCCATCTCCAGTTATCTATGTAGATATCACCAGAGGTATATGTGGCAGTCTGTGATCCTTCCTTAACACCATCCTCTTCTCTATACCCAACATATTGACCAGAGGTTAGTTTGTCTCCAAGTCTGGCAGCAGCAAGAACTTTAACTTTTTCTCTACGAATTTCCCTTGCAGTATTTCTACAAGGTGGTTCCATTGCAATCAATGAAAGTATTTGCAGCATATGATTCTGCAACATGTCACGGACTGCACCAGCACCCTCATAGTATTGAGACCTACCTTCACATCCGATAGTCTCGGTTGCAAAGATCTGAACCTCACTCACATAATTTCTGTTCCAGAGAGGTTCCAATAGTGTGTTAGAAAATCTCGTAGCAAGTATATTATTGACAGTATCTTTGCCAAGATAATGATCGATACGATAGACCTGTTTCTCACGGAGATTCTCAGATACTATCTGTTGAAGTTTCTCGGCAGATTTCAGGTCATGTCCAAATGGTTTTTCAATAACTACCCTAGACTTATCAATATCATCTAAAAGTCCTGCAGATTTTAAGTTGATAATTCCATCAGCATATTTTTCTGGAGGTACAGATAGAAAATATGTAACGTTACAATCAAACTTAAGTACGCCAAGAGACTCGGGTCTACTAAGATTGACAGGTTTATAGTCTAGTAAATCCTGAAATCCCTTTGGATACTCTCCAATTTTTTCAAACCATTCATATCTTTTAAGAACAGTTCTAGAAGCGCCAATGATCTTTGAATTTCTAGGAAGGAGTTTTCTTAACCAGAGTTCATACAAAGAAGGTATGAGTTTGCGGCGACAGAGATCCCCTGTCGCACCGAAAATTACTATGCAATTGTCCATTAATCACGCCACTGTAAACCATCACCACTCAAAGGATCCCATGGAGCCTGTTGAGTCATCATAAGATTTAAACCAGTATAACAAATTAACCATACAATATTGATAAACATATTTTGTTGGAAAGCAAACTGTCTGAATCTCATGGCACCCATCTTGGCAGCATCTGAAGCGGTCTCTGATCTAAGAACAACTTGTTCAATGACCAAAGATGCAATAAAGATACCTGCAAGTGGTAACCACCAGAAGTTAGCAAAACTTAAAACGTATAGAAGAATAGATTTCATCCTTTAATTTCTCGGAAGTATTCGGGTAG